CCACTCACCCGAAGTGGGATTGTACACCAGCGCCTCATTAGATGCAGGGTTTGTAATGCTGACACCGTTCAAGCGATCAAGCCTAGTCGCTGTGATCTCTTGCAGGGAATTCGCTGTGATCCAAACAAATGAGCGCGCCTCAAATGGCTCAAGGGTAAAGCTTGTCACAGAGGAGCTAGAGAGCAGGCGCGTTGTAGGGCAGTTGATTACTGCTTGGCTAGATGGAGTAGAGTTAAAGAAACTGACGACACCACCGATTGCCGTACTAGTGGCGGGGGGTAGCGTGATCGGGTTCGCTGGGCTGGCGATGGCTATATCATAGTGCTGTCTGCGGTTGTCAGTAATCTGAGATAGCGTAGCCCCAAGACTCGCAATCTGAGTATTATAGAATGACTCCGTAGTAATAGTGGCGTTCTCAAACACCGTACCATTGTAAATAAGCCCTTGGCCCGCACTAAGCGGGTTGGTCGTAGTGTCAACGTCACTCAGCGCGTCGAGCTCTAGCGTTGCGACCTTGAAGTCTGTGCCGTCATGCAGGAGGATCTGATCAGCGACAGGGTTGATCGCGTCATTAACGTCCGTTAGCTCAGCGAGCGAGATGTCAGCGAGCTTGTTGTCTACGCCTTCGAGGTGCTCGGCGATCTTGTCCCCAGTCACCGTCCCACCGAGGGTGTTGTCGTAGTTCGTTGGCGCATAGGTCAAGCTCAGGTCACCAAGGCCACCTGCGATAAGCTCGTCGTTCGTCGCATCGTACACGAGCATCTGACCGCTGGTCGTGAGGCTCTTCGTGTTGATCTCCATCGAAGGAGCGAAGTACACACCCCACGCAGGGTTGTACGTCGTTCCACCGCTAGAGTAGCTCCAACCGTACAGGTCAACGGTGGTGCGAGACTCGATGAGCACCTCAGGCTGAGTGGCACCCTGAGCGGTGTCGGCCTGTGACAGCGTCTGACTGTACTGGATCCAAGTGTTGGCGCTCGACCCGCTGGTGGTGATCTTCAGCGTACCGTTACCCCAGTTGGTGATACGGATCGCGTCACCACCGTCAGTCTGCGTGTTGACGAGCGAGTCAGGGACAACGAGCGTGAAGGTATCACCGCTCGGCGGGAAGTATGTGTGATGATTCCCTGCCTCAAGCTGGTACGTCTGCGTGACGGTGTCGAAGCTCGATGACGCGATGACGCTCTGTGGGGCATCTACGAGGTCGGTATATTTACCTGTCGAAGCGACCTTCGCGAGCATATTCGGGTTCGTCAAGTCCTCGATGTCAGCGTAGCCGTTGCCCCCCTGACCGACATCAACCAAGTCACGATAGACTACGGGGATTACCCCGTCGGTCATCTGTACGAGGTTCTCACCGAGAGGGTGTACGTTATCGGTCAAGCCTACGCTGATGACGTTCGGTACGACGGCGTCATCTGCAAACTTGAGGCTGTTGCTACCAAGATACAAGTCACGCACCTTGTTCTCAGCCTCGCCGATGTCGTAGGTGTCATTCGCCTTCGGAAGCAAGTGTCCGTTCGTGGTGTCAAACTCCCATTGTGACGCTGAGAAGCCATTTGACCCATCGCTCATCTGAACAGTACCCGCAGTACCCTGCGCGGTGGTCGTTAGATTAGCGAGCTCCGTCTGTACGAACGCTGTTGTAGCAACGCTGGTGGTGTTATCCCCTGCGGTAGGCGTAGGAGCGTCGGCGCTCGTAGTGAACGTAGGGCTGTCAATAGGGGCCTTGAGCCCAATCGCTGTGTCGATCCCGCTGAGGTGCGTATCAAGCGCGTCGGTGGTCGCTCCTGTATAGTTCGTAGCATTGATCGTAGTCAGCGCTGTATCAATGCCACCAAGGTGCGTAGCGAGTGTGTCTGCGAGCACCCCTGTGTAGTTCGTAGCGTCAATCGTAGTCAGCGCTGTGTCGAGCAGTACGTCAGCGTTCTTGAGCGAACTCGCGTTGCCAAGGTGCTTAGTCCCTGTAGGTGCGGTGTACGTCCCGTCACCGTTCAGTCCTGCGCCCGCCTCTGCTGTGTCAAGCTCGTCTTGGGTGCTCTTGAGCTGAGTATCGAGCCTGTTGTCAGCGACCCTTAGCGACGAGGCGGTGTTGATGTAGTTCGCAGACGTGTTGGCGAGGTAGGTGCCGTCAGTCTGGAGCCCCGCGCCTGTCTGCGTAGCATCGAGCTCCGTCTGAAGATCACCGAGCTTGGTATCTACGCCGTCGAGGTGCTCATCGAAGCTCGCGCCCACCACGGTGTAATTGTTCGCGGTAGTCGTAGTGTCGATGTGCGTACCGTCAAGCGTGACGTTACCGTTGACGGGCGTCTCGGTGTTGACGCTCGCTACGTTGTTCTGACCGAGCAACGCGAGCTGTGCATCGAGCTTCTCATCGGCGTCCTTGAGCGAGGTCGCGGTCGTGAGGTAAGTCGTGGCAACATTAGCAGTATATCCGCCGTCAGCGTCGAGCCCTGTACCGTCAGTCACACCCTTGAGCTGGGTGTCGAGTTGGTTATCAGCGACCTTGAGTGAGGTAGCAGACGCGATGTAGTTAGCGCCAGCGGTCGCAGAGTATGCACCGCCCGCATTGAGCCCTGCACCTGTCTGAGTGTTGTCGAGCTCTGTCTGAAGGTCACCGAGCTTGGTGTCTACGCCGTCGAGGTGCTGATCAATCTGAGCCCCTGCTACGGTGTAGTTGCTCGCCGTGGTCGTGGTGTCGATGTGTGTACCGTCGAGAGAGACGCTACCGTTGACTGGAGCCTCGCCGTTTACGTCGGTGACGATCTGACTACCGAGGGTGTTCACCTGTGCGTCGAGGCCAACGATGTGCGCCTCTACGTCAGCGCTCGTTGGGGTGTAGCTAAGCGCGGTGTGCGCCACGCTCACGTCGCTCGCTGAACCTGTTGTGGCTACGGTCGCGAGTGCGTTGATCTGACCCTGAAGGTTAGAGTCACCGCTTGTACGGTCACTCACCTCGGTGTTCAGGTCAGTCTGAAGCTGGCCCAATTTACCGTCGATCCCGTCGAGGTGCTGATCAATCTGAGCACCCGCCACGGTGTAGTTGTTCGCGGTGGTAGTAGTGTCAATGTGTGTACCGTCAAGGAGCACGTCACCGAGCGTAGGTGTCTCGCTGTTGACGCTGAGTACGTTCGTGCTGAGTACGCTGTTCAGCGTTGCGTCAATCGCGACGATGTGCGCCTCAGCGTCTGCGCTCGTTGGGGTGTACGCGACAGCGGTGTGTGCGACACTTGCGTCAGCGCTCGCGCCTGTCGTAGCGATGGTAGCCAGCGCGTTGATCTGATTCTGAAGGTTCGTATCGCCGTTAGTGCGAGCGGTGACCTCAGCGTTGATCTGTGACTGGAGGTTAGAGTCGGCGCTTGCGCGAGCGGTGGCTTCAGCGTTATCGGCGCTGATGCGAGCCGTCTCCTCGCTCTTGAGCGCCGAGTCTAGGGACACAATCGCCTGACGGAGTGTAGTGTTCCCGTTGATGTAGTTACCCGCGAACACGGTGAGGCTACCGTCATTGTTCAGTCCTGCGCCGTCCTGTGTGCGGTCTACCTCTTGCTGTAACGACTCAAGCTGTCCTTGAGACACAACACCAACGATGTCAGCGGAGGTAAGGAAGCCGTTCGTCCAGTCTCCGTTGCCTTCACGAACAAGAGACATACGAGAAGGGATCGCGCCCTGTGCGACAGACCAAGCGACCTTGTTCACCTGAATCGTCTGCTGTGGGTCTTGTGGGTCGGGCTCGGTGTATGTGCGTACCTCACCAACGATATTAAGTTCAGCGTTAGTGGTTACGCTGATTGGTGTTGTGCTTTGATTCCCTGCAACGTGGAACACAGCAGAGCCCGCTACCTGAAGCTCAAGCGCACCGTCACCGAGGTTCACGACACGGATCTCGTCGTGATCATCGTTCAGCGAGGTAGGGAGCACCAAGGTCTTGACGTACTGGACAGGGGGTTGCTGTGTCTCATCGAGCCCCTGAATATCAATCGTGTAGTCCTTGCTGTGGGCGAGATTCAACGATGCGGTACTCGTTGTGTATGTGGCGCTGGTCAGCTCATTCAACGAGACATCGAGGAGCGCGTACAGATGCTGAGCGAGCCCAACGATGTCTGCGGTTGTGAGCGCACGATTCTTGTAGTCCACGCCGTCATGGATGAGGACGTGCCCTGCTGACGCGAGAGACTCGGTGACATCGAGCAGATCGTTGAGGTACGCCACCTTCTCGGTGTTATCGACCTTGAGGATCTTAGCGTCATCAATCGTACCACCCATGTCCTCTTTGATAACGAGGTGGTCACCCACCGCCCACTCTTGACCGAAGCGGTTGAACACGGTGTTCGTGTCCGTAGGGTTCACCTTAACGTTGCTCACAACGTAGTAGTCACCCTGCTCAGCGTTCTCAAGCGCAGGTGTCGCGAGGGCCACATCGTAGCTCCCCTTGAAGATCATACCACCGACGATGCCCGCGATAGCTTGCTGGACACCTGCGGGAGTCACCGCGATGTCTTGGTAATTGCCTTGTGCCTCTTGGATCGTGGCTAGGCGAACAATACCCTTAACGGTGGTCGTAGCGTCTTGTACGGTTGTACCTCCGCCACCGCCACCTTGAATGTAAATCACGCTCATTAGATGCGCTCCCAAATGGTGAGTGTTACTTTGACTGTCGCGCCTCCGGTGCCAGCTACGTTGACCCTCAGCGCTTGGAAGATAGGTGCGAACCGACCGCTCAACATGACAAGGTCATCGACGGTAGCACCGATGATGTGCTCTCGGTAGTTCTCCGCTTTCGGCGGTAAGAGTAGAACGTCAAACGTTCCGTTCGCAGGTAGTCCGTCTACGCAGATCTGTGCGTTAGCGGGGAAGCCGTCTGTTCTCCAGCGCATGACGGCAGAGGTGAAGTCAACGTCTCCGTCTCCTGTGCGCTCTAATTGAATTGTCTTGTATGCGCTCATTCGGTGCTCCTATGGGTACTGTATTTTCTATGTTATCTCATGCGCCTAGTGATCGCAATTATCACGAAGGATCGCCCTGATTGAGTACGTCGAACCAAAAGTCATCGAGCCCTCGATCCCGCTCTCCATCTAGCGCATCGCCGTCGCTGTCGATCTCTCTGCCAGTAGAGTCAACGTAGCGGTGCGTAAAGCGCTCCACACGCAGTACGCTGTGTGCGATCCATAAAGACATCACGGTGTCGTCGTGTCGCTCACGCCCAAGCCCCCACAGCTCTTGGATCAACGGCTCTACTGCCTCGCGGTCCCTGCTCGTCGCGTAAGGGATGATCACCTTCTCGCGCTCAAAGAGTACACCGAGTGACGCAACACCCTGCCAAGGGTCGGCCTTCTTTTTACCCGTCGTAACGTGACCGATGAGCGGGAGGTCTGTGGTCTGCTGTAGCCCGACGTAATGGAGCTCGCCGAAAGCGTTACGCTCTACCGCGACCGAGCGCACTCTGCCCCTAAAGCGCTCAAACTCCTCGATTACAGCGTTACGGAGCATCGAAGCGCTCATACCTCGCTTACGATAGAGCCCCAGCAGGTAGTGGTCCCCTGTGGCAGGGTCCCTCGCCCACGTTGTGCCGACCGTGAAGTCGGTGTCTCGCTTCTCGGCGTCACTTACGCTCTGTACGAGGCTAAAGTCCCACCCTTGCACGATCTCTAGTCCCTTAATCTCAGGGATCTCGTACAGCGAGAGCTCTGCACCACGCTTTTTAGCGTGCTCTAGCCACTCGTACTTAAACGCAGACGCGCTGTCGTCCTGCACTTGGTTCTGAAACTCACGCGCAAAGAGCTGGCTACCCATTGAGCGCCGTTCACGGAGCAGGTACTTAGCAGGGCGCTCTTCGGGCCAAAGCACCTCGCACTCCCCTTCGATCTCTACATCAGAGATCACCTCACGCCCATCGACCTCAGCGGTGATGAATCGGTGTGCTTCGGGCCACCGCTTGATCGCTGGGTCCTCTAACACGCTCCATGAGGGATCGTTCAAGATGTCACCGTACAGATCGCCGTAGTGCTTGCGCGTACCTACGGTGATAATGAGCCCGCCTCGTGTCAACATAGGTAAGACTGTAGCGCGGAACCACCGCTTAGTCTTATCGCGCATAGATGCGGTGTAGACGGTGGTGTCTGACTCTAGGTCATCTGCCAAAACAAGGTCAAAGTGCGCCCCTGTCACCGCACCACCGGACCCGATAGCGGTCACGGTCGGGTCTACGCTCTCTAGTGTGCGTGGTACATAGAGCTGGGTCTGTGTCCACGGCACATCTTCGCTCTCTAACGGCGTACAGCCGACCTCCGGCTCGCTTGCCCAGTCCTCAAGCACCCTCTCAGAGCGTAGAAGCGCCTTAACGCGCCTCATACGCTTCTCAGCCTGACTCGCTGACTCACAGATCCACAAGATACGCACGTTGCGGTTCATCAAGATCGCCCTGACGGCGTATGTGATCGCTACCTCGGTCTTACCGTGGTCACGAGGGGCCAAAACAAGCAATCGGCCCTTCTCTTTCGTGTCTTTTGCGCTCTGCCACGCTGTATCAAAGCGCGTAAGCCACTTACGACGGTGCTCAGCGAAGCGCATCCCGCAGTAGTATGTGTCAAAGAACACAGGCGAAGCTACGGACAGCGCTCGACGCTCTTCGGGGGTTGACGGTAGTAAGATGCTCATGTTAACACGTACCTCCCATTCATTTATCTAGTCCGAGGAGACTAACACACATGGATCATCTATGTATCATCGTCGCTATGACGATTTACCCTAATCTGACCACACCACAGATCCCTGCGTTTCAGGACGCACAGCGCGTATGTGAGAAGATCGCGGACAGAGCGATTGATAACGACGTGGACCCGCTCATGGCGCTCGCTGTCGCGGTCGAAGAGACGCGCTTACGCACCGATGTCACATCGCCCGCTGGCGCAAAGGGGCCTATGCAGGTCCTCCCTAAGTACTGGTGCCCAAAGGCACCCAAGAACCGCCCATGTGACTACGTTGGCGCAGGGCTGAAGGCACTCAAGTATTACATGAAGAAGGGTGCAAGCGAGCGCGACGGTCTGCGTCGTTACGCTGGCGCAGGTAAGGGAGCGAGAGACTACGCTGAGCGTGTTCTTCGTCGCTATAACAACCTCGTCGCTCTGCTCACCGCTATCGACGGGTGCTGAGCACCCTCTTGGTTAGTGCGTGTTGATCTTCAGCTCGCATTTACCGCCCACGCACGCCTCCTCGCCCATGAGGTTCGTGTTATCTGCCTCTTCGATGACTGAATCATAGTCAACAGGCACATAGCTCGCCCTCAAGTCGTTCCAAAGTTCCCACGCAGAGAGCTTCTGTTCACGTAGCGGATCGTCCTCGCTGATCTCTTCAGGAGAGAACACACGCTGGAACGGCGCTTGTGGGTAGTCATAGTCTCCGGTGGCTGAGAGACAAGACACCCCAGCATAGGACTCACGATGCT